CTCTTTAATAGTTTCTTTAATCTTGTCTTCCATTCCTTTATTGTAGTTTTTAATAATTGCCATTGGTTTAAAATATGTATCTAATTGTGTTCCATGGGATTGTTTTGGTATGCAAAGATATAAAATCTTTAATGTACTTGCGTTTTAAATTATGCTTGTACCTAATATTAACGCCACCATATTGAGATGTTTTATCTTCTTGATTCTCAGGTGTCCACAGGGTAGATTCTGAATCTATAACCCTTAAGAGATTAGCAACATGTTTGTTCTTGTTATGTGTTAAAAATATAACCTCAGCTAAAACTTCTGATTTATATTCTACATAATCATTTAACATATTAAATAAGTCAGCATAATCTTCTAGCCATCCATCATATACAATGACAGGGCTAAAATTTACGTGTACATCATAGCCTGCATCTATAAAGTTATTAATGGCTTTTATCCTATTAATTATTTTAGATGTATTAGGCTCGTGTATATCTGCCATTTTTTGTGGCATTAAGCTGAACCTTATTCGCACCTTACCTTTAGGATCAAATGTAGTCAGTTCAGGGTTTGCATACTTAGTAGCAAAAGATGCCATAGCCGTTGGGTGTTCTTTAAAGAAATTAAAAATTCTTACCCAATTATGATGCTTAGCGTGAAGCGCAAAGTCTTCGTTACAGCTTATATCATATGTAGTATATACAGGGTGCGTTTGGTTGGGCTTATCTACAACAGCAAAAGCAGCATGATTATTTATAGCCGTAAGTATATCGCTTGTGTTTGTAGCTACGCTTAGCCCCTTAGGTTTGTGCCGTTTCATGTAGCAATAGCTACAATCGTATAAACAGCCATATCCAAAGCTAGGACTAATAAAATCAGTAGATCTTCCAGATTCTCTTATTTTAAAAGTCTTTCTGTTTACTATTTCTATCATCCTAATTTAGTTTAGCACTACTTCAACCCATCCTTTTTCTGAATGTTCTGCATCAGCATCAATGCCTTGGCTTTTTAGTTTTTGCTCTAACTTAAGAGCTGCTCGCCAAAGACCTTCTTCAGGAACTTCATCATGTTCGTCATCATAACATACGTTACCTCTGCATTCATACATATTATTCTCTTCGTTATACCGAAATGTATAGCCGTCTATTGTCATTCTTACTATTTCTATCATCCTAATTTAGTTTTGAAATGATTAATCATCTCATTCATTTTGCGTTTGTAAAATAGTTCAAACTCAACATAAACCATTTCTCCTTGCTCTCCTTTTTCTTTAGGCGAGGTTTGCTCCCAGAGCCTATATAGGACAGCTCTCATGCGTTGTGCTGGTGTTTTGGTATCAAACTCCATGTCAATGCTTGCGGCTTCTACAGCGTCTATTTGTTTTTGTGAGATTGGTTGTGTAGATAATACTACAAATCCTGGTTGTTTAAGAATGCTGTATAAATTTCCTACAGTTTCTGGGGATAGTTCAGGAGTTCCCAATGAAACTCTTAAGCTATTGTCTGCGAGAGTGCGTATGTTATCTACGCCACCCTCAAATACGATTGTCTTTTTACTCATTAAAATAATTTTGTTTGGTTGGTCGGTTGATCATCTACATATTCATAGTAGTGAAGAGTGTATGTTTTGTCTCTTCCAAATTTATCTTTAAACTCTTGTTTATGTAAGAGCCTTGATTCTTGGTTTAGCAAAGAGCTTTCTCCATTAGAAAGAATAACTCTAGTTGGTTCTTTTACTTCCCAGGGAAGAGCTAAAAGTTTTTTGTCTTTTAGGCTTGGCTTAACTTTATAGCCAGGAACTAGTTTTGATAGTTTGTAACGATTCATATCAATGTTTTAAGCTTAATCCTTTTATCTAGCTGATCTCTTGGGTCTCTCGGTATATGATCAAACCAAAGTTTTTGTAAAAGGATGTTTGCTTCTTGTTTTGTTGTTGGTAGGTTATTGGTGATTTCAGCTTCTATTTCTGGAGGATAATAACAAAGATTAAGCATTTGTTCTATTTTATCCAGTTGCCACCATTGTACAGGCTCACTAATAGGGAGCTCTTGTTGTTGAAATATTTCATCTAATTCATCCATTTTGTAAATTGTTTAAATAAACACAGGCCCCAAAAGGAGCCCGTGCCAACCAACCAAAACAATGAAAACTATAGAACAGAACGTTCTACGAGAAAGACAATACAAAATTAACTAATTAACTTTCTTGTCTCCAAGAGAATTACCATCTTTTTTTTCATTATTTTCATCAGTCTCTTTAAAAAGTTTGCTTCGCTCCTCAAAAGTAGGGACCATTTGTTCAATAAAGGAGGCTAATTCTTTTTCATAGTTTGGTTCTCCTTTTTTCATTCCATTTTTAGAATACACTTTGTAGTGCCATAAACACATGACGTGTTCTAAATAATGAATTGTTTCTTTTTGATCCTTTAAAAGCTTTTCTACTAAAATTGGTACTGTTACTTTTGCTCCGTCAATTGTTAATTCAATTGTTTGAGAATCTTTTTTTGGTGATTTTCTTTTTGCCATAATTAATTNATTATTTTTTTTAATGAATTGATTGATTNTTTAAGGTCTTGATTTTCTTGTTTTAGCTTTGTTAGAGTATATCTAATGCTGTCAAGTTCAAAATTTTCTTTTTCTTCTTGATCACAAAGATNTAAAATCTCATCGTTTTTTAAAAACATTTTTAAGTTAGTAAGCATTGCATCATAAGCTTCTTTATAGTCTGAATGAAACTCATAATGGCCTTCGTGCATTCTTAAATAATAAAGAACAGTAGTTCTATCTTTAAGTATAAAGTTTGCCATAATTGTAGGGTGAACTCCATATTCTAAAATCAATGCGTTGCAAAGTGTTTTTCTACAAAGAATGTAATCTGCTGGCTTATTTTTTGATTTTAAAGTTTTTGAAGTTATTCCAAATGTTATATAACAAACATCATAAATACGACTTTTATAAAAATCTAACATTTTTCTACTCCATTGTTTATTAGTTCTAATTAATGGAGCAGACTTTGCGTCTTGCCAAGAAGCAAGAACATCGTCATCTAATTTAATCATATAATTTCAATATATACCCCTGGGTTCTCTTTGTTGTATTCGTATGGCTTAAAAGATGGTATCATGCAGTCGCAATTATCATCTTCTATCCATCCATTTTTAACCATAAGATCCTGAACCGTTTGTGCAGGATTTATATAATCAAACTTGTGTTTTGATCCTCTTACAAATTTAAAAGAAACCATAATTGGGAATTGTTTGTTTTTAGTTTGATTTTTAAATAATACTTTATACTGCAGGTAATGCCCCTTTGTCTCCTTAATATATTTCATCACCGTTTTGGAGTTGATTAGCATCTTTCCCGTCCAACGTTTAGAATTTTTAGAGCTAGGAACATTACCTGGTATAAAGATTGTCATCTATTGTGGTTTAAACCGCAAAGATAAAGATTTTTTTAGAAAGGCAGGTCTTCGTCTACCTCACTTTTGGTTGTAACGTTTCCAGACCAAGAAGCTTTAAGGTCTTCTAGAGTCTGCAAGTCATCTTGATTTAACGTCTTATTGTACTTAGCGTCATACTTAACATTCTCATTAGCTTTTTTAGAAAACTTATAGTCTAAAGCTGTGCCAATTCCTGGCTCACCAGTTTCTCTATCTGTTCTAATATACTCACGAGTAGTAAAGCAAACGTTTAAGGTTTTGCCCGTTACATTAGAGAAGGCAGTATTCATATCGCTAAAGTCTGTAATGCCACAATTAATCATAAACTCTTTTAATAGTTTACGCTTAAAGTCTGCAGTCTTTTCAGCATCAGCTTCTTTTGGTGTCCAAAATCTTGCTCGTGTTTTTTTGCCGTCTACAGTAAATAGTGTAAACTCTACATACGGAGAGCCGCCATAACCCTCTACATTAGCAGAGTCAGTCATTCCGTTAACAGTTACCTTGTAGGCACCAGGGGTTCTTAAATAATCAACTTTTTTATATTCTTTTTTAGAATAGTTTTCTGTTGATGTTTGCGTTTGATCTAAATTCCAGTTACTCATAATTACTTAGTTTTAATTTGTTCTTTAATTTTTAGGTTGTTCATATTAATTGTCATCCATATTTGACTATAGACCATATCGTCCTTGTCGGACTGTGGATTTATCTTAAATTGATTTCTTAGATAATCCATAATTTCATTAGTTAGGTTGTCTATGTAAATGTGATTTGTATATTCATATACAGCTTCACTACGTAGAATATTCATTAATTGATTATTTTCCATGTTTTCTTTTTTTTGGGCATCATTAGCCCATTTACTAATTGGATCTTTCATTTTCAACTTTCCAATTAATATATTTGGTTAAGGTTTCGCCATCAAAGATAATTTTATCTTTTTCGGCAGCATAAGGATATTCTTTACCCTTATAGTCTTTGGTTGGTACTTGGTGTATTTTAAGGCGATATAGGAACCTTCCTATACCCCAGGATACACAGGCACGTTTAAACGCATCAGAGGCGTGTCCTTTTTGTTTCTCTACATTAGACTCAGAGCCTGTGTCTGATTTCCATACCCAATGTTCATTTACTAATATACCTACACGGCACATAAGTAAGCCACAAGAATCATAGTATTCAGTTTGCCAGTTGCCTGGGCCTACAACATCATCTAATAAGTCTTGTGCATCTCTTGCATCAATGTAAGCTACGCAAGACGCTTTACCGTATCTTGCTGATTGCACCCTCCATTTATATGGAAGTTCTTTACTTAAATCTTTTAAGTTAATTGTCTCTTGTTTCATAATCATTGTGATTTTTTAAGAATTTTTTGGTTGTTCTTAGCGCCTTAACGATTTTTACAAATCTTCTAATCATTACAGGAGCATTTTTGGTTACTAAAAAGAATGCAGCTTCTATAAAAACTTCTTGAACTATCTCTTTTACAACAGATGGTTTTTCGCCAGTTTCATAGGCCACTTCTTCGTAGATTTCGTCTAATTTTGATTTGTCTTTCTTCATATAAAAATACAAAATTTTAACAAATTAGACAAGCTATTGACTGATCCATTTTAGCACTTTGTATACTACAAAGCCCACTGTTAGTGTAATAAAAACAGGGCCAGCTACGGCAATAAATAGCTTTAAAAAGAATAAAGCAATGACGAATATAACTGTTAGTGTTACAATGCCATAAATTAAATCTTCATTCATAATCTTCAAATTTTGTTAAGTCTGGTATAAATTTTAGGTTAATTGTACCAATGCCTATATTTCTGCCTTTAGCAAAAATAATTTCAGCTAATCCTATTGTTGGTTGTCCTTCTTCGTTTTCGTATATCCCGTAATACTCGGGTCGGTATAAGAGGACAACAACATCGGCAGCCTGTTCTATTTCGCCAGACTCTCTTAAGTCTGACAGCGTTGGTCGGGAGTTAGATCTTTGTCCTACTCCTCTGCTTAATTGCGATAATGCCATAATACATACGTTGAGTTCTTTAGCTAAGTTTTTAAGACCTCGTGCTACTTTAGCTACCTCTTGCTCTCTGTTACCAGATCTTCCGCTAGAAGCAGAAACAAGCTGAAGGTAGTCAACCATTACAAGCTTAACGCCTGATGTGTGCACATACTGTTTAATCTTAGTCATAAGGTAAGACAGCGATGTATTATTACAATCATCTATAATTAAAGGGATAGATTCAATTTTACCAATAGTATCATCTATCTGCTTTAATTCTTTTTTATCTAGAGCTCCTTTATTTAGCCACCTTTGTTTAACACCTGAATTTGTGCTTATTATACGTTGCACAATCTGTATAGCAGACATCTCATAAGAGAATATAGCTGTTGGTTTCCCAGATAAGGCAGCGTTATAAGCTAGGGTTACAGCAAAACTAGTCTTACCCATTGAGGATGCGCCCCCAACAATAATAAGATCTGTCTCTTGCCAGCCATTAGTAAATTCGTCTAGTTGTGAGAATCCAGTTGTTATACCAGTTATCCCTTCAGTAGTCATTCGCTTTTGTATTTCTTCTCTGAAATCTTTAAGCTGTGCTATGAAGTTCTTATTGTCATCGGATTCATTGTGGTTTAATTGGTTATGGGTTTTGTCCATATAAGCCAACATTTTATCTAAAGGCTCATTGTTAAGGGACATGTTATGTAGTTGTTCTACAAAACTGTTTATGATTTTATTTTTAGACTTTTCTTCTAAATATCCAATCATACTGTCAAGCTCTCTAGGCATCAAAGTTGGCAGCGTTGTTAAATTTATAAGATATGACGACAGCTTTGATCCCATACCAAACTCTTTGTTCATCTTTATTATTCCTGGCTCTTCGCCTTTTTTAATAAGCTTTTCGTAAGCACGATAAACATATTGGTTTTCTACATTGTCAAACATTAAGGAATTAATCCTTTTACTGTTTTTGTAGTAGACTTCTGGGTTAACTATTAGGGTTCCTAAAAGTATTGATTCATATTCTTCATTAGTCATTTAGTTGATTTTTTAATAAGCCAAAGGAATATGGTAAAGAACAGCCCAGCAATAGCTACGCTTAGATTACCAGTAACACCACCACCAAGAAACCAAAGACAGCCTACGATCATTATCCAATCTAGGGCTATCCAGTTTTTAGCAATGCTTTTTCTTCCTATTGTCTTCCAGGTTAGTACTAATATACTCATGGCTATTAAAAAGCCATATAAGATTATTTGCATAAAATTTAGCTTTACAAGTTAGTTATTTTTACAATACTTCTTGTAGATTAGTTAACATTCCTTTTGTTTCTAATTCTTTTTCAATTGTTTTAAAGGCTGCTAAGTTCTTTTTATATCCAGAACCTGTCATAAGGTTGTCAATACCCTTGTTTTCCATGTGGTTAGTATAATAGGTTACGCCATTAAACAAGCCCCATAGAGTATTTCCTTTAGCCTCAAACTCTTTAGATAGAGCGTTACCAAACAGTTCTATTTGATTTTTCTTACGAGTAGAGTTGTCGCTAACTTTACTATTCATGTCTACTTTGAATACTTTATTCATTACAGACTCAATAATAGTTTGATCAACAGGCACTCTGTTCATAGCCTTAAATGTTAGCATTAAGTTATTGTCAAGAATTAAGGCTTTTTCAAATTCATCCACAGCGAACTGCAAGCGTTGAGATGCGCTCATAGTATGTCTGAACTTAGATAAGTCCTTCATGGCCATGTGAAAGGTGTTAGCGCA